TGACAGTTTCACCTGTTGATTATCGGCATCACCCCATGCAAGGGCGGTTCGTGCCGTATCGGATTTCGCCGCCATTACTACCGGATAAAGACGGGCCATTGAGTCGGGGCCAGCGTTCCAGGTGCGACCGTTCCATTCAAAGGTGAACGGCAGTGCTTCCTGTTCTGTGCGCCATGCCTCGATTTCCTGCTTTTTGGCATCCTTCGCCGCGGCGATAAGTTCCGGCGTGACAGTGAAAGGGGCGATTTCGCCCCATTTGCCGTTCTGCAACTCTTCCCAGATGCGCTGGCCTGTCGGTGCGGTATCATCCTGCATGGCGGTATACGGGACGAATTCCGTTTCACCTTCAAATAACACCTCGCAGTCAACCGCACCATTTTCAAGATAATGGGCGTTTCTGATGCCCTTTACCGCTCTGATTTTCATGTTTTATTCCCCGTTACTCGATGCGCACAAACAGGCAGATACGACCGGTTATTCCTTTAGAGTCCCTGACCCCGGATAGCGCCATATAACGCCCCGGGAAAGTGTACCCTGTAGCTCCTGCACTCGGTGCGGAATTGTAGGAGCCAACCCCAGGAGAAGATATTAAGCACGAAAGATTAACTCCGCCCAGTTGTGACCCCTGCACCACATCACCCAGGCCAATATTGATTTCTTTATCCCCGGAAGTTGTTCCGCGATAAACAGCCAGCACTGGAACACCCACTGCCGGGTATTTGAAATATGAGCCTGAGCCTGCTGTCCGGGACAGTAAGAACGCCAGCGAATCGCCGTCGTAAATGACAGGGCTTACTGTTGCATTCCAGTTGTTTCCACTAAAGCGGTAAGTCAGGAAATGAATACTATGCTCACCTTCGTAATACTGGTTAAAACACAGCAGTGTTTTGAATTTTCGTATTGTGTCCGACTCATCGTTATCAAAGGGCGACCACATCACATCAATGGTGCCGTTAAATTTCTTGGTGCCAACCAGCAGCATGGAAGAGTCCGCAATACTGACCGCATAACGCCCCGGGGCGGCCTTTTTCAGCCATTCAACAAAATCGGCCTGCCCGTTAAATGTCAGAGCGTCGGCACTGGTGAATGCCTGACCGAATCCATGCATGCCGGACAGTGCCAGTCTGCCCGGTGTGCGGTCGCGGATATCGCTCTGGGGTTCCATCGTCGCAGCCGCTTTCAGTTCAAGCTCCGTGCGCATGGCTTCAGGTGTGTCCAGTGCCAGTAATGCGCGGGCTTTTTCTGACAACTGCGCCAGTAAAATCCTGCCATCTGCACTGAAATAGGGCAGTGTGTTTTCTGCCGGTGTTATCTTGCTGACAGCCGTTAACACGTCATTAAGCGGCTGTTTACCTGCCAGTGCATTAGTGACGGTTGTCGCAAAGTTCGGGTCATTGCCCAGTGCCGCTGCCAGCTCGTTCAGCGTGTCCAGGGCTTCCGGTGATGAGCCAACCAGCGTGGCGAGCAGTTTGCGGACAAACGCCGCATTGGCTATTTCATTACCTGCTGCATCATCCGGTGGTGTTGGCGTGGACGGCGTTCCGGTCAGTGCCGGACTGTTCAGTGGCGCTCGGGTTTCAATCAGTGCCCGGAGTGAAGCCTCGTTGACTTTCAGGTTTTCCCAGCCAACCAGATAACCACCTCCGGTAGTCCAGTAGCGATTGTAATAAATATGACCGTTAATACCGTAAAAAATAATGATTTTGGCCACATATGCCGTATCATGGCTGATTTGAGGTTCCGGCCAGATAATTTCAACGGTACCCTTGAACAGCACGCCCTGTATTACCGCATTTGTATCTGCATAAACGGCATAGCGTCCGGGATTTGCCGTTTTTACCCAGCGGAGAAAATCGGCCTCTGTTTTAAACTCGGTCCTGTCGCCGATGAAAAATACTTTCCCGAATCCAAACATGCCGGGAATCGCCAGACGGCCTTCGGTGCGGTCGTAAATATTCTCCTGCGCATCCTTCTGTGCTGCATTGCCAAGTTGTGGCGTCAGATTCGTCCAGGTGACCGGGGCGGAGATATTATCGCCACGAACGGTCATAAGAATCCGTCCGTCTTTTCCAAAAAACAGAACCAGCTTTGTTGCTGTCTGGCTGGTTTTGTCGGCCCGGCCATTATCCAGCCAGATAATTTCTGTTATCCCGGTTGTTTCTTCCGTTCGTGTGGCAAAGGTGTAATAGCGTCCCGGGTGCAGGTTGTGAGCGGTTCTGGCTACAGTCGCCATATCGCTGGCAATAATTGAACGCGCTCCGGCGTCCGTCATTCCGTAACCATACGCACCGGGAAGCGCAATGCGGCCTTTCGTGCTGTCGTGAATGTCTGTCTGAATATCCATTACCGCTGCGCTTTTCAGCTCAAGCTCATTGCGCATAGCTTCCACTGTGGCCTGTGCCAGCAGTGACCGGGCTTTTTCTGACAGTGGAGACAGTGAAGCATTTCCGTCCTGATTAAAGCACAGAAGATTATCTGCCCGTTCTTCCAGATTACTGATTGCGGTTAACACGTCACTGAGTGGCTGTTTACCTGCCAGTGCTTTGGTGACTGTCGTCGCAAAATTCGGGTCATTTCCCAGCGCCGCTGCCAGCTCGTTCAGCGTGTCCAGGGCCTCCGGTGACGAGTCAACCAGTGCAGCGAGCAGTTTGCGGACAAATGCCGCGTTCGCTGTTTCCAGACCGGCAGCATCGTCCGGTGGGGTTGGTGTGGTGGGCGTGCCGGTGAATGCCGGGCTGTCCAGCGGCGCTTTTGTTTTCGTCTCGTCCATGACGGTTTTGACGGCCTTCGGTGTGGCTGCCAGTTCTTCGCTGTCGTTGTCCGTATCACTACAGAGTTGCACCAGGCCTTTTTCTGTCGTGGAAGCATTGCTTCCCTTCAGGTCATCAACTATCCGTTGCGCCTCGTCCCTGTGCTGTTTCGCGTTCTGTTCGCTTTTTGCTGCCGCTTCGGCGCTGGCTTTTGCCTCGCCGGTCAGCGTTGCAGCTTCACCGAGTTTATCGACCGCTTTCCGGACTATCGAGTCAGCATCCTTGACAGCCTGCTCTGCGCGGGCCGCATCCTGTGTGGCAGATGATGCCAGCTGTGCCACCTGCTTTTTATCTTCGGCAACGGATTCTGCATTCTGCTGTACGTTATCCGCCAGCGTCTGGCAATCACCCTTAATCTTCTGCGCATCAGCGACATGTTGCCCGGCCTGTCGTTCGCTTTCTGCAGCGGCTTCGGCATTTTGCTGTGCCTTATTTTTTAGATCTTCTGCCTTATTTTTACTGTCAAGAGCAGAGTTCGCTGCGTTTGTTGCTGCCTCCGCTACCGCCTCTGCCCTTTCACGATCATTGGTGACCTGCTCCGACTGCCGGGCAACCGCATCCACCATTTCCTCAAAGCGCTTCATCACCTCCGGACGTAAATCACTATCCTTTGGTGCATCCAGAAACGCATTCAGTGTCCCCGGTGCATCAGTCGGTGCCACATAAATATCCCCGACACGGGTTGGCTGCCAGCCGTTACGGTGAAGCGCAACCTCGTAATACCCCGGCTCAGCCTCAATCACATAAGCACCGTTATTGTCCGTCACACAAGTGGCGACAACGTGCGCCACAACGGTCGGGCTGGTTCTTCTGGCCCGCAGTTCAATCGCACAATTTACGACAGGTTTACCCGCCCCATCTTTCAGTACACCTGAAATCTTTACTGCCATATTCACCCCACAAAAAAGCCCGCCTGATTGAACAGGCATGCTGTCATAACACTGTGTTACCTGGCTAATCAGAACTTATAACCGACACCCACGATGAAACCGTCAGTGCGCCAGTCGCCACTGCCGGAGACTTCATAAGCAATATCAATGGCCACGGATTCGGTCGGGTTAAACTGCACGCCAGCTCCCCACGCCAGAGACGTGTTGCTGTGGCGACCGTCATCACTTCCGGTCAGCACATCGTGCGTTTTCCCCTTGTTGTCAGTTACGCGGATATAATCCCCGGAGAAAGTCGACACACGGCTGTAAGCCATACCCGCCATCGCATACGCGCTGAACCATTCATTCACGCGAACAGACGGCCCCGCCATCACACTGAACCCGCGGTTACGCACGGAATCCTCATGCCAGCGGGTATCGCTGTAATGCGTTTTTTGCTCATCTTTGGCATTGGCATAACTGAATGACGTCACAACACCCAGCATGTCCGTAAACTCATAACGGTATTTCACGTTAATCCCGTTCAGATCATCACTACCGGGAGCGTTCGTACGGGCATGAAGATACCCCGCGCTCAGCGTGGACTGATGTTCTGCTGCGCTCGCTGGCGTACCAGCGGCAACCAGCCAGACTACTGCGGACAGAATAACAGCACATAATTTACGCATAATTACCTCTCGCTTTTCTGCAATAAAAAAGGCGCCATTTCTGGCGCCCGTATTGGGGTTATAAAATTCAACTGATACTGATACCGGCTGTAGATTTCTTCATCACAATAACAAGAAGGTCGCTGATACTGGTCGTTGGCGTCCAGTTATTAGCACCATATGAAGAAACATTGAAAGTCAGGGTGACATGGCCGTGTCCGGCAGGCATATCAATGACGGATGAAAATACCCTGCTGACATCCGTCGCGGGTTGCTGAAAGATTTCCTGTCCGTTCTTCAGTACCTGCAGCTTACAGGTTGAATACCAGTATGACTGTTGGTTATGACTGTTGAAATTCTGGTGTTTCGTACCACGAAATAATACCGGCGGAATGATAATCTGCCGGTCGAATCCCTGATCATCATAAACCGTGACGGTTATCGTGCCACTGGCATAACTTCCATTTCGCGGGAAAGCCTTACCCACCGTTTTGACAATATCGCCTTCAATATGGCTGGCTGACAGTTTTCCAAGGATCCGGCAGTTCTGATTAATCGTGACGTTGTTGAGCGTCCCAGAATTCGCATTAACGTTACCGCTGATATCAGCATTTCTCGCCGTCAGCCGCCCGTCCGGTGTCAGGGAAAATGCCGGAGGATTACCGGATGACGTGATGCTCACCGCAAACAGTCGCTTCAGGAACACGTCGTTCATGAACAGCTGATTCCCCTGCGCCACAAACAGCGGCGTGGTGTTGCCGTTCTCCGGGGTAATCATCGCGATACGGTCAGCCTGCAGCAGAATACTGCTCAGCGTCTGACCATCAACATCCTCAATCCCCGCGCCAATCCCAGCCACATAGGGAATACCGTTTTTTGTTTTCTGCACCTTCAGCATATACATGGCATTCAGCTCATTGCGCGTGTCTGACTGAACCCGCTGGATTTGCTGTATGGTCACGGCCTGGTCACCCAGCTTTTTATCCGTGGTCGAGGTAATTTCACTCCCTTTTTTATCCACGTACTGGCGGACCTGTGCTATCTGTCGGGCGTTTTCTGACTGCCCCTGGCTGACAGTCTGTGAGATTTCACTGCTCACCCGGTCCACTTTCTGGTTCACCTGCGCGATGGCCAGTGCCTGGTCCTCATTCTTTTTCGCAACCAGCTGCGTGAGAGTGTTTTCCGCCTTCCCGATTTTCCGGGTCACTTCTGCGATATCCGTGTCCATCCGCTGACGGATGTCTTCTTCCAGTTGCGTGACCTCCGTACGCAGCGCTGAAGCATCAATGCGCTCTTTCAGTGCCTGACCAAGAAGCGTCTCATCTATCAGCCCCCGGAAAATTTCCAGATACCCTTCACCATCATTGCTGGGCTGCCCGCTGGCTTCCACAAAAGCAGATTTTCCCACCAGGTTGACGCTTCGCACGTAAAACCAGAAATCCGTCCCCGGCTTAATCCGGCTCCCCTGGACAGTCCACTGACTGCCTGTCCCCAGATAACGGGCAGATTTTTCCACCTGTGCTGTGTTCGTGATGCGTTTTTCTGAGAACCAGAATTCAAACTGTACCGTCGGGTCATACACCGCAAGACGCGGGACCGCCGTTATCTGAAAATACCCCGGCGTCAGCTCAATGGTGGCGGGTTTTGCAGGTGCGTTAATCCGGAAGGTGGTGGTGGCAGGATCGCCCTGCTGTCCCCACGCATTTACCGCCCGGACTGTCAGCCTGTAGTTCCCCAGCGCCAGTTGCGTGAAGCGGTATGTGGTTTCCGTCGTCCGGGCCGTGCTGACCAGCCGCTCACTGCCGTCATCCGCTGTTACGGTCAGACGGAGCAGGAAGCTCACGCCCTTCACCACCTTCGGCGTGTCCCAGCGCGCCAGCACCTGATATTCCCCGCTGTCTGCGGTGACTTCGGCGGTCAGGTGCTGCACCGCTGGCGGCGTGACACCATTCACCGTGCTGCTCTGGTCGCCGTCAAAGTGCGCCCCGTTATCCACGATGGCTTCTTTTTCCGGTACATGCTGCACGGCGGTGATGGCATACGTGCCGTCGTCGTTCTCACGGATACTCACGCAGCGGAACAGGCGCTGGCGCAGCGTCGGCAGCTTCAGCCCCCACACGCTGTATTCGCAACGCCGTCAGGAACACGGCTCACTTTCACCTTCACGCCGTCGGTGACGGACTGAACCTCCACGCTGACCGGATTGCCACTTCCGTCAACCAGGCTTATCAGCGTGGTACCGGAGGATGGCAGCGTGATTTCACGGTCGAGCGTCAGCGTCCGGGTCTGGCTGTTCACCGCCAGCACGCGCCCGCCGGTGCTGATACCGGCATAGTCATCATCGCAGATTTCAATGACATCGCCCGGCACATGGCGAAGCCCTTCTGCGCCCACGCTGAAGTCCACGGTCTGCGTTTCCAGCAGTTCTGTTTTAATCAGCCACAGCCCGGCGCGGTGTGCCTGCCCCCGGCTGGTACAGCCAAAGGCATCCATCTTCGTGACGTTACGACCGTAACGGGCAATGGCCTGCGTGTCCTCACAAGCTCTGTCGCCGTCTCCCAGCCGTTATTCGGGTCAATCCAGTTCACCTCAACGGCATTATGGCGGTCCTTCAGGGCGCTGAAGCTGTAGCGGAACGGCGCGCCATCATCCGGCATCACCACATTACTGCGGTTATAGGTCCACACCTTATCCGAGGGTCGGTCCTGCACGAACGTCAGCGTCTGCCCGTTCCATACCGGCATACAGCGCATCGCCGAGCAGAAATCACTGAGCACATCCCACGCCTTGCGCTGTGTGGTCAGATACGCATTACAGGTGATGCGCGGCTCCGTGCCGCCAAAGCCGTCCGGTACTGACTGGTCGCAGTACTGGCCGATGACATACAGCGCCCATTTGTCCACATCCGCCGCACCAAGACGTTTCCCCATGCCGTAGCGCGGATGGGTCAGCATATCCCACAGACACCAGGCCATGTTGTTGCTGTATGCCGGTTTAAACGTTCCGTCCCAGATACCGCTGTATTGCCGTGTCTGCGGGTTATAGTTCGACGGCACCTGCAGAATGCGCCCGCGCAGATGATAATTACGGCTCACCTGCTGGCTGCCGAACTGCTCCGAATCCACCTGCACGCCGACCAGTGCCGTGTTCGGGTAGCACTGTTTCACATCGATGATTTCGGTGTATGACGACCAGAGCGTTTTGTTCTGCAGCTGGTCTGTGGTGCTGTCCGGCGTCATCCTGCGCATCCGGATATTGAACGGGCGCGGCGGCAGGTTACCCACCACCACCGAGGCCAGATACTGTGAGGTGGTTTTGCCTTTAATGGTGATGTCTTTTTCCGTCACCCAGCCACCATTACGCTGTATCTGAACCAGCAGGCGGACTTCCGACGGATTCCGGTCCCCCTTTGAGGTGGTTTCCACCAGTGCCTGCACACCGAAGGTAAAGCGCAGTCGGTCGATGTTTGCCGACGTGATGGTCCGGGTGATCGGCGTGTCATATTTCACTTCCGTACCCAGCACCGTCTCGGAGCCGGAGGATTCAAATCCCTCCGGCGGCGTCTGCTCCTGCTCACCGGCCCGGAACACCACCGTGACGCCGGATATATTGGTATTCCCCTCACTGTCCAGCACCGGCGTACTGTTCAGCAGCACGCTTTTTAATCCATCCACCGGACCTTCAACCGGCCCTTCGCTGATGGCATCGATCACACTCAGCAACTGCGTGGACTTCAGGTTGTCCTTCGCTTCGCGCGGGGTATGCCCCTTACTGCTGCCTTTACCCATTCATCACGCTCCATAAACGACAAAACCGCCCGGAGGCGGTTTCACATAAAACATTTTGCATCAGCGACCAATCACCACAACCTGACCACCATCCCCTTCGTCTGCCGTGCTGATCTCCTGAGAGACCACCCGCGACCCCACGCGCATTTCACCGTACAGAACGGGCAGAACATTGCCCTGGGCAACCATGTTATCCAGTGAGGAGAAATAGGTGTTCTGTTTGCCGTTATCCGTTGTCTGTGTGCGGGGGGTTTTGGGTTTAGGGGCCAGCATCTGTGCAACACCGCCAAGCGTCATACTGGCACCGAGAGAAAACAGCAGATTACTCGCCATAATTCCTACCCCCGGCATCCATATAGCAACCGCCATAACAGCCGCCCCCAGCACAGCCTGAAACACACCGCCACTTTTGGCTCCTGCCAGACGCGGCACGATGTGGATCACGGCACCATTTGCCAGCGGTTCATTAAGACGGGCTGATAATTCGGTTTCACCTGCATCACGCCCGGCAATGCGTACCTGATACCAGCCGTCGCTCAGCTTCTGACGAAACGCCGGGATCTGCATGGCCAGCGCCCGGATGGCTTCGGCCCCCGTTTTCACACGCAGATCGATGCGGCGGCCAAATCGTTGTAAATCCCCGTAAAGGCAGATGCGTGCCATGCCTGGTGACGCCAGAGGGAGTGTGTGCGTCGCTGCCATTTGTCGGTGTACCTCTCTCGTTTGCTCAGTTGTTCAGGAATATGGTGCAGCAGCTCGCTGTCACCACAGTAAATGGCGGCATGATTCGGCACCGATGAACCAAAACAGCACAGCAGCACATCGCCCGGCTGCGCCGCTGACAACGGCACCTGATACAGCCCTGTGGCCTCCAGATTATCCAGATAGAGATTCTGACCGTTACGCCACCAGTCATACCCGCGATGAAAATCCGGCATCTCAATCCCCGCCAGATGATAAGCATCCCGGAACAGCGTGTAACAGTCCGTCGACCCGTGCTCAAAGCGCCGCCCGGTGAGATGCGGCACACAGCGGAACTTATGAATCGCCCCCCGGCAGACCAGCCACCACGGCAAATCACTCTGCACCTGCAGCCGCCGGTCAGCATCACTCAGCCAGGGCAGACCACCGGGATGACTGTGGACCAGCGCCACAATCTCACCCTGCATTTCTGCCTGCAGCCAGTCCTCCGGAGCTATCCGGAAATAATCCTCCGGCTCACCGGAGATATTCACGCAGGGAAAATATCTTTCCCCCTCCGGCGTTCTCACCACGAAGCCGCACGACTCCGCTGGCGCACATCGCCGGGCGTGCGCCAGAATCGCTGATTCTGTCTCTGTCATGGGATTACTGCGAAAATTTGTTAATGGAAAGGAAGCCGCCAAAGTTGCAGACGTTATTGCGAAACTTACAGCCACTCAGGCATTTGCTGCATTTATCCTTCGTGATATCGGACGTCGGCTGGTCATATTCATCCGCGACCGCCGGACCGCTATAACCGCACTCATCGCCGCGATAGGTCCAGGTGCAGGTGTTGGCCAGCATGATACGTCCCGGAAAAACAGCGCCGTCCGTTTCCGTCGGCGTGGACAGTACAAAAGAGGCACTGACCGCGCTCAGTTCGCTGCACTGCTCGATGCGCCAGCGGCTGATCACCTCCTGCTCCGGATCGGCGTCACTGTTTCCGTTGACGAAGTTCACCGCATCCAGAAAACGGGCGTAAACCTTACGCCGGACCACCGTTCCGCCGACCAGACTCTGCAGGTCTTCCGCCATCCCGGTGACCATGCCGTGCAGGTTAGAAACCGTCAGTGTCGGACGGGCAGCACTGCCCTTGCCATTCAGTTCAAAACCACTCCCCTGAATGGGATACGCCTGATACTGTCGCCCCTGCCAGGTGACCGGCTCACCTTTTTCGTTCTGCTCATTACAGAAAAAATAACGTTCTCCACCGACCTCTGTCAGATCGATTTCCCAGAGCACCACGCTGGCCGACTGCTCCGCACGGGTGCATTCATTCAGTGTTTCCTGCTGTATATCCTGCATCAGTTCACCACCTGCTCAAAATCTGCCGTTACAGTCACCCATAACGCCCCAACGCGTGTCGACCATTTACGACAAACCACCCTGACTGGTTTCCAGCCATAAGGCGGCACCCACTGAAACGCCCTGACACCGCCATGCCGCGCCAGAAAATCCTCCAGTGACTGATGTTCTCCTTTACGTATCCGGATAGTCACACTGTAAACAGACAATAAATTATTCAGTCCTGCCGGTCGCCGCTGTTCATAGCTATCCCCCAGCTTTACCGTCAACACCTTCGGTTCCGATGCAACTGTCATATCAGGACGAATTTTCCAGTGAAACGTCTCCATTACCGATACACTCCGCTTAACTGACCGCCATCACGGGACTGCTGTTGCATAAAGTCCGCTGCAGCTTTTTTCCCGAGGTCATAAACCACCTTCAGGGCAGCCGGACCTATCTGCCCGTTCGTACCGTCGTTATTGATCGCGATGTTGTACTGCGGGGCAAACATCACCATGCCTGAACCACCAATATCCGCCACAACGCCCAGCTTACCGTCGGCACCACGACGCAGTGGCAGAATGGCTTCAGGTCCCGCTTCTCCCATCACCCCCGCGCCTTTTGCAAAGGCAAAAAACGTCGGGCGGTTAACCACTGAGCCACTGTAACGGCTCAAATCCGCAGACTGATAAACACCGCCATCTGCATTGGGCGTCACACTGGCAGCGGATGCGCTCCCCCAGCCAAACGCCGAACCAATCCCCTTCACCGCCTGCATAATGGCCATCTGCGCCATGATTTTTGCCAGGTCGGAAAGAAGCGAGGCGGTAAAGGATTTGAAATTCAGTTTACCTGTCGTGCAGAACGTCGCCAGTGCATTACCTGCACTGTTAAATGCCGCTGTAAACATCTGCTCAGCAGTTCCTGCCGCATTATCCGCATCTGCCGTAAAATTCTGAAACGCCCGCATGGCACCGTTTTTCCAGTCTGCCTGCATCAGTTCCTGCTCCTGCCAGTAGCGTCTGTTTTCGTTCAGTTGCCGGTTAAGACTGTCTGTCAGCGTCTGCTCAGCATTCCGGTATTCATCTGTGCCATATGTTCCTTTCCGCTTACTGTCACGCTCCAACTGTTCCCGCTGCTGCTGATATTTTTGTTGCAGACTGAACTGTGCCTGGTATCGCTGACGCTGTTTATCCCCCATCCCTGTCGTGGCGATATCCAGGTCATGTTGCTGACGCAGAACCCGCTCCTCTTCCGCCAGCTGGCTGGCAAGCTGAATGGATTTTTTCTTAAGGTCATTCAGCGCCGTCTGCTTCTGCAGCTCCTGCTGTTTTGCATCCAGCAGCGTCAGCGCCTGAATCAGTTCATCCTTATGCGCCAGCACGCTTTTTTCATCTGCCGTCAGCTTTTTACCGGCTAAATCACTGATACGCTGCTGCAGGGCCAGAAGCTGCTTATGCGCTTCCGTCATTTTTTTCGTGGTCAGTCCCGCGGACTGTCTGGCGGCGGCGATCTGCCCCTCCACCTGCGCCTGTTGCTGGCTGTACTGCAGTAATAACCGGGTGGCCTCATCATTACGGGTGGCAGGCGTTTCTTTCTTAATGGCTTTTTTGTGACGTTTATTTTCACGCTGTATCGCTGCGTCCCTGACCGACTGATCTGCGTACTGCATGGCATTAATACGCGCAATTTCACGCTGATGTCGTGCCGCTTCCGTTTCGTTCATCCGGTTCAGCGCGGCATTTTCAGCATTCCGGCGTTTCTGTTGCTCCTGATAATTCCGCTCTGCCTGCTCTTTTGCATCCTGTAAATCTTTCTGGCGCTTTTTCTCCTGAAGTTCATCAAGGCGCTGCTGGTCGTATTCCACTGTGGTGGATGCATTTGTCCAGGGCGATTTTTTCGCACGCTGAATTTTTTCCTGCAGCGCCGCAATCTGCGCATCAAGGGAATCATTACGCCCGATATTCATGGCGGCATCCCAGAACTGCTTCCACCAGTCAGATAAGGTTTGCAGCGTACTGCCCAGCGCATTGAGATTATTATCAATATCAGATGTGCGTTTACCGGTTTCCTCTGCCAGCGCTGACATGGCGATCCGGGCAGCATCACTGGCACGCCCCTGTTCCCCGAGAACACGGATTTGTTCAAGCTGGGTGGCAGTCAGGAAATGCAGTTCATTATCCAGCGTCCTGGCTGCATTTACCGGGTCATCCTTCAGTCGCTTAAACTGACTGATGGTGTCGCTGACAGACTGCCCCACTGAACTTTCCATTTGCGCGGCAGCTTTCGCCACCATGGCGATATCACCTCCACGAAATGCACCGCTGCCAACCGCCTGAGCCAGCGCACTGGCTGCAGCATGTTGCGTGATACCATTCCCGGAAATGGCGCGACTGAGAGTCCACAGCTGTCCGGTAGTGATGCCCGCATAATGCCCTGTCAACGCCAGCTGACGATTAAACACCTCCCCCTCCTTCTGACCGTCATACCAGGCCTTTCCCAGCCCGACAACAGCAGCAGTGAGTCCACCGATACCCCCGCCGACAGCCATGCCTTTCGGGGACATCAGCGCGTCAATCCATCCGGCACGGTTAGCCAGGGTGATCCCGGAGCCACGAAGCGCACCGAAATTACCCCGGGCAATTTCACCTATCAGAACACCTATCTCCTGGCGGGCCGCCGCACTTTTCAGCCCCAGCGAATGCGTGACCTTCCCGGCTTTTTCCATTTTGCTGATATACACCTCAGCCGCACTACTGACACCCAGCTGCGCGGCTTTTGCCCTGAGCAGCTCCGTGGATGAAAGATTCTGAGCGGATACCTGCTCCTTCAGCCGCCGGATAAAGGCCGTCTTCTGGCGGGTGGCGGATTCTTCAGCCTGAGCCAGCACGCGGGTTTTTGCCGTCACTTCGGAGATTAACGCCAGATAATCCTGCTGCGCGATGCCACCATTGTTTCTGGCCTGACGGACCTGCTGCTGAATACGCTGCAGCTCCTGCAGTCCGGCCCCCGCCTGTTTCACACTGTCAATCTGACGATAAAATGCAGCAGCGGCTTTATCCTGAGCAGCAGCCAGTGCCGCCGCCTGCGCCTGCTCCTCACGCATTTTCCGGTTCAGGGCATCAAGTCGCTGACGGGTCTGTTCCACATCCTCTGACAACGAAACATGCGCCTGCGCATTCCCCGCCAGTGCCTGAGTCTGTTTCACCGCGGTAGTCGCCGCCTGCTTCTGACTCGCTTCAAACTGTCTGACCCGCGCTTCTGCGCGCGCCGCTTCGCTGGCGGTACCATTGAGTTGCGCTTTAATACGCGGAAGCTGTTCCTTAAAATCAGCCGTATCAACACTTAAATCAATAACAAGGTCAGCTATCTGGCTCAATTCTTATTCCTCCCGCGATACCTTCCCCCAGAAACATCAGCTCTTCATCTGTCCGGACGGGCGCTTCTGTCTCTGAAGGCAACAAGCTGAACATATCCGCCGCCACGGTTTTTCCGGAAACCATCTGCACAATCAGCGTTTTCAGTGTGGCAAATTGCGCATCCAGCCACACATCACTGAAACTCTGCCGCCGGAAATAATCCCCCCACTCTCCCAGTTCTGTGGCTGACATTTCTGACAGCATTCGCCGCCAGTCGCCCCGCCGGAACTCCCGGGCCAGCCGCATGACAAACTGCATTTCCTGCGTCAGGACTTTTCCGGCGTCAGCACCTCCTTCACGTCATCCCCCTCTGTCGCCACTGTCAGTGCCATACCGCTCAGCGCCAGAATGCTTTCCGCCGCCATCCCCAGCGCATCCCAGGACCATGTCACGCGCACGGAGGAAAAAAGCGCCGCCACATTCTGAGACTGGTCGGCATTCCACAGCGAACGGGAAACCAGCCAGGCGTTGATGTCCATCCCCATTTCCATAAAAGCAATCTGGCGGGCCCCTTCTTCCATTCCTGCAGAAGCCTCATCAAACTGCGCCGCGCGTTCACGGGCATAAGCCAGGTATTCCACACGCTGCAGACCAGACAGTTCATTCAGTACCACCGACTGATTGCCGTAATTAAACGTATCCTGTTTCAGAAACATTTCTCTTCTCCCCGAATAAAAAACCCCGGCGAACCGGGGCTGATGATAAACATGGCCCTGTTATCCCCGGGTACGTCCGGTACTCTTCTCCTCAGCAGGGGCCACGGTCACCTTGACCACCTGCCCCGTACGGCCATCACCGCTCATACCCACAATACTGACCGTCCCTTCCTGGCGGGCAGATACCGTAGCCACAAGGCCGCTCAGGCTTACCGTTGCTGTCTGCGGATCCGTGGAAAACACCGTGAGCGTTTTATCCGAGGCGTTTTCCGGTACAAGCACAAACGTCAGTTTGGACGTTTCACCAGGATGCAGTGTCACCGCCATCGGTGTCACCGTCACACCGGTGACGCTGACCACCTCCTGACACTCTTCCGCCAGGTACGGACGCCCAATCCCGGTGATTTTGATGGTCCGGGTCATCACTTCCGTTGACGTCACCGCTTTGCCCAGCGAACTCAACCAGCCACGAAAAACATCAACTGTGCCGTTGGGGTACAGAATGCGAAACGCACAAACCTCGCCGGAATAAAACAACTCAACCAGTTTTTTCTGTCCGCTGTCGCCCGGACGCCATGCCAGTGTGGCAGACGTATCGCCAGCGGTTTTCTGGCCCTGAGATGTGCTCTTCCAGTCCGCATTCTCATCATCAAGATACGTGTCGTCTTCCGCATCAGCCGTCATTTCGCCCGGCTGCAAATCCTTCCCCATTGCCAGTCGCAGCCAGTCCGTGTCTGACAATGCAGACGCAAACGGATCTCCCATCCCGGTATACATCCAGAATGTTGTCCCTGCGCCTTTCGTTTTCTCCAGTGGATTCGGTGTGGACATCACTCCTCCTTACATTATTTATTCAGTTCGTGTAGGCGATCTGATACGTGATTTCCGCCATCGCCCACGTCGCCATCTCATCATCGCGCTGGTAGTTAAACCCCTGCGGTGTCATGGTGTCGATCAGCCCGGAAAGCGCCGGTATATGCCTCAGCGCCGGATAAATGCTATTTTCCATCCACTCATCCAGCTCTGAATCCGGTGCCTGCGCACGGATAAACACAGCGATATGCAGAACGGCCTGCCAGTCGTCCTCATCTGTCATTTTTCCGGTATACCGGGCATCGCTCAGCCAGACCGCCACAGCGGGCAACTCCTGTGCATCAATAAAGGCCGGAAGCCCGTCAAAAAATGTGGCGCACTCGCCACACTCCTCACACAGACGTGCCAGTACCGCCTGACGGATTTTTGTATGTCTGTTCATCGTGTCAGAAATAACCTCAGTTGCTGCTTCAGTGCATAACCCAGTTGTTTCGGCATCTCCGTTTCAGCAATATGCCGACTGGCTTCCGTAAATGCCTGCGTCAGCGGTCCGGACAACGGGATTTTCACCACATCAATGGGGTAACGATTTTTGCCGTCAATACGCCGCATCACATGCCAGCGACCGTTCGCCAGTTGCTGAATAAACGCATCCCGGAAAAGATATTTGCCCACCTTCAGCAGACTTCCCCGGTACCGTAGCTTTCCGCCACGCCGCGCCAGCCTGACCTGAGCCGCCCCGAGCTTAATGGCTGGCAGGTTGCCCCGGTTAATCCGGATACGGGCATACATTTTTCCTGACGGGCTGGCCTTCAATACCCGGACGCGCTGACGCACCGTTTTCAGGGGGATCCCTTTTACGTGGTTGTCACCCGCAACGGTATTCTGCGCAACCTGCCGGGTAGCTACCGAGACCGCTTTCTGCGCCACACGGTTTATCGCCCATGCACTGGCCTGCGGTACCATACGGGTATCAAGGCTGTTCAGATTGCGAATAGCATTCTCAAGCCCCTTCATCCATCCCCCTTTACTCAATAAAGATCACGGGTTTACCGTTAAAGCGTTCATGCCGTGTGACCGTCCATTGTTGTCCGTCATAAACAACGCGGTCCCCGCGCCGCGGACGATACCCCGAAGAAAACACCACCAGAGAAACCGCCGATCCGGACAGCGCATTCAGCTCTGCCAGTGTTTCTCCCGGGATCACAATCATATCCGCATCATTAATCGAGGCCGTTTTCCCCATTTTTCTGATCGTGACAGCATCCATACGGGCTGCCAACCGGGAAAAGGGATCAGACATTGAGTTTTACCGGCACGTCTTCTGCACTGGTTCCGGCATCTGCCCAGACAACCCCGACCAGCGGATCAGAGCCGCTGTTCGTCAGCTGAACTTTTCCGGATTTCAGATAAACCTTCTTACCGGTTTTCATATCATCCGTTTTCAGTTTCGGCAGCATAAATACACCTTCAGTCATGCCGTCCCCAATTTCGCCTTTTGCAATATCGGTCAGTGCCACAGCAAAAATATCGCCCACCTGTACCAGCTCTCCGCTACTGATATTTGCGCCAGCGACAATCTCCACCGTTTTCCCGTCTTCCACAAAATTCTTTGCCATAACAGCCTCCGCAAAGCCCCCTGAACGGGGCTGATTTCAGGTACAAAAAAAGCCCTTACGGGCCATCAGAGTTGTTGTCTGCGACGTTTACGCCGTACATTTCACCAGACCGCGGTGATCAACTGGTGCAACACCGGCGTCAATACGCACTTTCGTTGTCACGCCGTCCACGCTGAAGCCCTCCATCTGATCAATATATGGCGTATCCACCCCATTGAGATAAGCCACTTCGATGGTATCCGTACCTTTCGCCGCAGCCAGATAAAAGGTGGTCTGGCTGTTATCATCAAGGCGCGGCTCTGCAATAACGGTCGCAAAATCTTTCACCGGGTTAATAATACCGGCATTAATATCTGCGCCTTTCACACTGGCAGAACGGATCACCTGGTTAGCCACGGATTCCATCGCCGTCGGGACAAGTACGAACGCAGGACGAATATTCAGATGACGCTCGCCCTCTTTCTGAACGCGCATCAACTGGCGGGCTTTATCCAGTGACGCCACGTCCATTACTGCATTATCCAGCACGTTTGCATGTTTCGCTTTATCGAACAGGCTCACATTATCCGTGGAGATTTTCGGGTTAGATGTCAGAATGGCATAAACCAGATCGGCAATCGTGGATTTCGCCGCACGCCCCAGTTTCATCGGAACATCGGTCAGCATATTCAGATCATCGTTGATAATGGCCTGACGGGTGATGCTGAACAGTTCACCATAAGTCGCCAGTGCAATCGTGGCCTGTTTATCTCCGGTGGTGACGTACTTATATTCAGCCCCTTCACGCACCTGACGCAGAGAACTGAAGCCCCCCATTCCCACACGATGGGCAATTTTAAAATCAGACAGCTGACCTTTCCGGGTCCACTGTTCGTAAGTCTCAGGGGCTTCTTCCCATCCCTGCAGAATGGCTTTGTTCGCGACATCCAGGAGAATATTACCGAAGTCAGACGTGCTGTGCGTGAACGCAGCCCCGACCATCTGCATCGGGTTATAACCGGAAACCCCAATACCACGTTCTGTCAGTGACATTCGGGCATATTCACGCAGGGTCATCCCGTTATAGACGTTATCCTGTTCACGCTCAGCAAATCCGGCACGCGCCATCAGCGCCTGACGAATCCCGTCCCCCACAAAATTACCGTTGCCGGCATAAATATGGGACGGGGTATTTTTATTTGATGGTGAAAATTCCTTACCCATTTCATTCAGTAACTTCTCGCGAGCCTGCTCAAGCGAGCACTCCGGATCGGAAAGACAACTGGCCTGCAATGTCTGATAACGCCCGCCAAACATACCAAACAGATCATTAATACCACTCACGCGTGCTTTTTGCTCAGCCAGCACCTGTGCACGGATACTGCTTTCATCTGCGGAAGACGCATTTGCAGTGGTCACGGTACTGGTCGCGGTTGCGACAACCTGAGCCGTAGTCTGCTCCTGTGTCTGAGATACAGTATTTTTGTTTTCAGGCTCACGCGTTGCACTGTTGCGTGGCGGAATAATCATATTTCGGATGGATTCCGGCATTTTTTTAAATTCCTCTGTACGTTTTGACTGAATACATGCCATGGCCTTAACTTCCGGTGTCACCTGGTCAGCAAATCCGTGTGCCAGGCATTCGGCACCAGACATCCAGGTTTCATCCTTCAGCAAGGCGGCAATTTCATCGGTAGTTTTTCCGGTTTTTTGCGCATAAGCAGGCAACAGGACCGATTCAACTTTATCAAGCAGGTCGGCATAATCGCGCATATCATCCGCATCGCCACCACTCACTCCCCATGGTTTATGGATCATCATGAATGCATTTTCTGGCATGATGACAGGATCCCCCACCATTGCAATGACCGATGCCATGGATGCGGCAACGCCATCCACATAAACAGTGATGGATGCTCCGTGATTTTTCAGCGCATTAAAAATGGCGATGCCTTCAAAGACATCGCCACCCGGTGAATTGATATGGAGATTAATGTGGGTGATATTACCCAGCGCATTCAGATCACTGACAAACTGCTTCGCCGTAACTCCCCAGAAACCAATCTCATCGTAGATATAAATATCCGCATCACTTTTATGACCCGCCTTCATCCTGAACCAGGAATTATTCTTCAGGCTGGCCTTCGGTTCGCCGCGGAACCACGCGTTCTGTTTCAGCATTACCACCTCCTTTATCACTTGCCGGATCGGTATCAAATACCAGTTCCAGCCTGCGGTTTTCATCAATCTCAGCCTTACGCCGACGTTTGACGTCATCCGGATTACGACCACTGGCGCGCACCCAGTCTGATTCTGTCGCCGCACCACCCCGGATCTGAATTTTCCAGGCTTCAGCCTCCTTGACCGGGTCGATCCACGGCATCACCGGGCCAGAATATGTTGCGTTATATAACGTTTTCATATCCACATCCGACGGAATTTTCAGTAACCCCGCGGCGACCACCATATTCAGCCATGCCCGGTACACCGGACGGGTTACGCCACCAATAAAACAGTCCTGCAGGATCAGATAGCCATCGGTGGACTCAACCAGTTCCTGTCGCTGGGCGCTGTAGGTACCGTTATAGTTACGTGCTGTACTGGAAAAACTCAGACGTGTGCCCGCCGCCATGGCCCGCAACTGACCATTACGAAAAGTTTCCAGGTTAGGGTTAGGCCTGTCAGATTTGACCATGCCAATATCTTCCCCCTTACGAAGATCGTCATAAATAATGCCGGGAGTGATATGCAACTCCCGGTCATTATCTTTATTTGTCACAACATCTTCATAATCCTGTCCATCTCCTTTACGAATATATAACCCCAGAGCCGCAGCAACACGCGCTGCAACCAACTCAGAATCCTCGTACTCCTTAAGTGCACTGATCCGCATCAGCACACCCGACAACATGGATGTACCACGCGTCTGGTGCAGCCGGCGGGTAAACTTCAGATGCACCATATTTTCAGCTGCAATCTCTTTGGTATCACTCTGCCGTCCGGTAACCGGATAATTTTTATAAACAAGGTATTTTTTCGGTCTGCCCCACTCATCCAGAAAAACCCCCTGATTCATTCCCGCAGACTCATCACTGAGCATGGGCACAAAATCCGGCTCCATAGCCTCGAGCCAGAAAGGCACACCGGCAGTCCGCGCCAGCCCGGCACCTGCGCCTCTGACCATCTGGGCAAAAACTTCGCCATCACGTAACCAGGTACGCAACAGCAGACGTTCGAGCATGGGGCGCGTATGCTGTCCGGTCACATCCGGACTGACAGACCATTCCGCCCACAAACGACGGATAATCATTGCCAGCTCTGTAGCCACACCACCGTTTTTCAGTAATGGCTGGGGTTCAACAATAATCCCTTTTGCACCAATCACCCGCTCCTCAAGCTTGTCGAAAACGCCGATTACGAGGTCATGATTGATATCCAGAAAACGGGCCTGCTCCCGCAGGGAAACCGCCCCGTACTTACTGAGCTGGTCGGCAGAACGGTTTTCCCGTCGGGCTTTGTGTGTGCGTGTGGGTTTCACGGCCTCATAAGCGCAGATTAACGCTCTTGATCGCAACCTCGCAGCTTTCCAGCCTGGAGAAAAAACACCAATCACATCATCCAGAATTGCCATCAGAACCTCACCAGTTTATATCCCGGATTCCCCCGTCGCCGCGCAGTCAGGGCAGCAAGACGCCGCTCCCACTCCTGACGCCCCCGTCGGATCTCGGACAGATTTTCCATGGTCATCTGCTGACCATTAAAGGTGACGGATTTTCCGTCCAGCACTGCCATTTCCGCATCGATATAACGCTGGATCATGGCTTCAATATCATTCTGATTCATAACCATCCTCCGGAAGTCACCCAGGGGTTATCCTCATCGGGCGTCACTTTTTTTCGTTTCTTTTTTCTGGCAGGCAGAGAGACTGGTTCCGGCAGAACAGCCTGCTCAGCGTTGTCACTGACGTATTCCAGCCAGGTTTCCCTGCATGCCCATTCCGGCGCATCCGGCCACTGAATTTTCTCGTACCCATGCAGAATAACCAGCGCCTCGGCATACACCATCAGGTCAAAGGCTTCGTTGGCACCGCGACCCGGCTTGCTCCACTTTCCGTCACTGCTCCGCTCTTCATACGTCAGTTCGTCGTAAAACCAGCTCCCCAGCCAGTCAGGAAAATGCACATAGCCGGGACCTGGCGAGTCACGCCATAACGCGTTATTCACCCGGTCTTTCAGGGCATCCGTCTGAAGGAGCCAGAGTGGAACATCACCCGAAGCCTGCGCCCGTCGCCCCGTTCGTCCGGTGTTATCCGGAAATGTACGGGTTATCAGTTTTGCGCGACGGATACTGTCGCCCTTAAACAGGTAAATACGCTTGCCAAGACCATCAAGACGACAACGACGCCAGAATTTATAGGCATTATCGGTAACCCCATCTTCACCGCCGGAGTCCACCGCCATTGCCATTACCCGCATGCGCTGAGAGGAGTCAGAAGCCAGCGGCCAGCCTTTATGAAAAACATCCGTCAGCAGAACATCCCAGTCCTCCGGATAACCGGCAGGGTCAATACGCAGGCTTTCCCCGTTATTGTCACAACGCAGCGACTGCGTGATGTTGTAACGATCAACTATCCAGCGTTCGCCACGACTGCCATAGCCCGTTACCTGAACCACAAAACGGCGATGACGTCCCGCCTGCACATCCACTGTCGCCACAAGGAAATTAACGCCATCCGGCACACTTCGGGGAGGAACAGGCTCTGCCCGCTGCTCAAGCAGTTCGCTTTTTCGTTGCTCCATGCTGGCCCGGGGAAGATAAGGTAATCCCCAGTCGGTGTTGATGACTGTCTTGAGCGTTTCTTCGCTTCCGGTCGACTCGTATTCCTGTTCGGCGGTCAGCAACTTATAGACCAGCTGGGACAGCGTCTGATATGCCGCAGCGGGGCCTTCCATCCAGAATGACGCAATACGTGAGCGCCGGGGCTCACCATAACGACTGTCGTCTGCATTGATGGATTCACCATCCCGCAACCAGACCCCACGTCCGTTCAGCTCGCGTTTCTGGTCAGGCATAATTCGCCCGGAACAGGAAGGGCACTGAATATAAGCTGCCTCACTTGCCAGCACGGGATCGGCAATATCACGAAAACCAGCAACCACATCGCCACAGGGCTGAAAATCCTCACCACAGTGTGGGCAGGGCCAGTACCAGCGACGGCGATCACCACGGTTATAGAGCGACAGGATCCCCGTGGTTGGTGGAGCCTCATGCGGTGAAGTCCGTCGCCATTTCACATCCTTAACATCCCTGCCGGGGGAACTCTCCACCAACGTCATACCGCTGGACATAAATGTGGTGGTACGTTTTGAGGCAAGAGAGAAGGCATCCCCCTCGCCATCAATATCTTCCGGAAAACGGTCATAATCCGTCAGCGCGACGCATTTATAATCTGATGAGGACATGATATTGACTGACGGCCAGCCGATTTTCAGGTAGTTGCCGGCAAGGAATGTTCTGTCATAAACGTTGTTGTCATTTTTGTTCGGACTCAGGCGACTGACCACTTCCGGGCTGACGCGAAACGTTCTGGCGAGTCGTTTTTTGGAGTGTTCGCGGGCTTTTTCCTCCGTCATCTGAATGATCAGCATATCAGCAGGATCGCAAATCACGTTGTAAATCCCCCAGCCGTCAATCAGGCCGATAGTCTTGCCGGTTCGTGCCGGGCCAACAAATATCACTGCGTCGTATTCACGCGAGGCCAGGCAGTTCATCGGCTCAATTACATACGGAGCCACCAGTGGATCCCACGGAACGGAGTTCCCGGCCCCCATGGGTACCCGCATATACTGAGCGACAGCATCAGCAACCCGCATTCGTCTTGGCGCGCGAAGGATATAACCTGAATCGGTTCGTGCTGCCTTTGCGGTTTCCTGATTCAGCATTACTCCTCCTGCTGTAATTCCTCCTCATCATCCGCGCCTGCTTCGGTCACCCGCAGGGCTATCTGATCACGCAGATCATCAATAATGGACTGAACACGACTTACAGCCGTGGGCTGCAGACCACAGTCACGCTCCAGAACATCCGGTAATGTTTCCAGCACCTGCACAACTGCTTTTGCCCAGATGGCAAATTCCCGCCTGACATCGCTTGCCGGTATAAGTTGCGCGGTTTCCTGTTCAAACTTAAGACGCTCACGCTCAGACTGATACCAGGCTTTGCGCTCATGTGCATCCATTTCGCCTTCTGCAACTGGCGGTGGTAATGCCAGAAATGCCGACACAATATCTGCCACCCGGTAGAGCTTTAACTTGTCATGTCCTCCGGCGGGCTGGATGTTTTGCAGTCTTGCCGCCGCAGTCTGACGACATATACCTGCTATTGTCGCCAGTTGGTTAATGTTCAGCATCAGATTTTTCAACTCACGATCCATATCCCCTCCTGGCGTTTTAAACATGCATCTTGCGAACACCTTCTCAAAAAGCGTTATAAAGTGCGTTATATGTTGGCCAAAAAACACGCAAAATTAACATACTAAAAATAAAATTAGTTTAAATTCAATGCATTGAAAAGATGATGATGATGAATGAAAATGCAAAAACTAGCCTTTTTCCGCGCCGCTCCCGCCCCGTGGCAAGGGTACCCCACCGGGAGGACCCGCAAAATGAGAGCGATCATCATTTACACACACTCCAACACCTGCATTATCGCAGCCCCTCGCTGTGTGAAGGTCTGCTGTAATGCCTGTTACTCAGTAACGACTGCACCTTCCGGTAATTCCATACCGGCAAATACCGGACAACCCGGATGACGATCATCTTCTGTTGCTTCCAACATTGACTCACCAAACCACTCCGTCGTGGCGCGACCATCAGCTGCTTTGTAGTGGATCAAGTACTGGTTTTCGCCATCCGCATACTGCGCGCTGGCTTTAACCTCACCCCATTCATCACTGATGCGCATCCCCACCAGTTGACACAACTCAAACTCAAACGGAACAGCAGCAACGCCGATTACAATCGGTTTGTTTTCTGTTTTTCCATCATCATCTCCAGATATAAAAAAGCCCCGCATTTGCGGGGCTACAAACAGGCATCACAGCCAGTTAGCTGAGTCCGACAGACATAAAATCATCACTACCTAAACGATGGGAACCATAACGAACTTCATACTCCCCATTCAATTCAGAGCGTTTAGACTTTGCGCCATCCTCCGTTGCATAAATGCCGACCAGATGCCAGGGTTTGTCACGTACTACAGCCCAACCCAGAACCCATCCCTGATTATCAGGATCAGCCTTCAGGTTATTTTCTACAAACATAGTGTTCTCCTTTTGGGTACCCAGAGACATTCTATGTCATTCATGAAACAGGCAACAACGTGGCTGTTACAATCCCCGCCATATTTGCCTTCAGATCGCATTCAACAGAAATTTCTTCGTCCGTGGCACCCACTTCATATGTCTGGGAGTAACACTCCGTGCATTTACCACTGAAGATATCCTTAACCAGAACACGTCCACGCTGCAAAACCCTGAATGGAATCGTTCCGTTAAAGGGCTTTACGGTTACCAGTAATCTCTTCATATCCCCTCCGGATAAAAATACCCCTTGCCGCCCGGACTGTTGTTCAAAGTTCATCCTGATTCGGCAAGATTCAGAATGTATAAGAAAAATTGACACACACAGCAGAATTTCATGCTTTCCGGACGCTGGCACGCTCTTCATTTTTCAGCAAAATATTCTGCTATTACAGGCGATCAGTTCTGCATACACTGCCGAACACCGTCGACAATTTCACAGACCTGAGAAGCTGCATCGAAAAGCTGGTGCGCCTTATCCAGGCTGACGCATCCCACCAATAAAAAAGGCACAAGTATCGCTACCAGTACCCATTTCGCCGCCGTTCGCGGCATTCTGTGTATCCAGTGTTTTCGCTTCATCTCGCTATCCACCAATCAATCCGGATAGGCTCAATACTCGCCAGGCAGTGGAAATGAAAATAGCAACCAACATTGCTGAAAATGAAAGGCCAACAACCACACAAAGAATCCGCGCCAGTTTTATGATGCTATCTGACATACTCATCCCCGCCCCACTTACGATTTCACCGCAATGACCAGTTTTGCCAGCCCATACAGCATCGGAGACACGGCGATACCAACCGCCACCCACTTAATGGCAAAAGCCACCGCTCTGCTGATGTCATCAGTTACAGGCGCTTTCAATTCAAGGCCGTTTTTCATAGTCAACCTCAACAGAATTAGTTTATACTTCCTCATGTTCTCCTTTGCCTTACCCAAGGCCAGAAACAGAAAACCCCGGACTGTTCCAGCAGCCGGGGTTTTTGCTATCTGATGCGGTACCCCTTGCTTTCGCTCATCGTAACCCCAGAAAAGAGCCTGCATGAGTTGAGGGTGTTCAGCACTTCAGCGTCAGTTTTTAAACTGCTACGCGCTCTTTCATCCAGCCGTAGACAAATGACTCGTTAGCCTCCCGTTTCTCTGCCAGCTCCAGATAGCGGTCACCCTGCGTACAGTTCAGCGCAGTCAGCATTACCAGTTCGCCGTCTTTGCCGCGTTTTTGCAGATAAGCCCGTAGTGCATTAATCGTGCGGGGGCCGATACGCCCGTCTGCGTCCATATCCGGGAACAATTTGCCTTGCAGGTTGAAAACGTTCAGCCAGCGCTGGAGCATTTTCGATGCTACGGACGGCCCCATATTCACACCGGTATCACACAACTCTGCAGCAATATCAGGGGATAATGCGGCGACCTGGTCAAAACGTGGTCCGAACCAGTAATCCGCCTCGAGTATTTCCAGCGCCTGCCCGCGCGTCAGGTCACGCATATCGCCGCGATATCCGTGAGCGCGGGCGACTTTTTCTGTAATACCCCATTTTGTCGGTCCGCCTTTATCATCCGGGTGGTTGACGTAACCGCCCTCTTTTCCCAGAACTTCGTCAAAAATTTCATCTTTCGACTTCATATCAGCGCCTTCGTAATACAAAGATTTTTGAAACGTTCCCGCGTGCGCGAATCACCAGCACGCAGAACAGCAGATTAAGCCCCCCCGCCAGCCAGTTCACCGCTAACGGGCGACCACACAGATAGCTGAGGGGCACAAAGGCATACAGCAGCATCAGCAGCCAGGCCAGCCATGACATCAGCGGTTTATGTCTGGAATCACGGCGACGATAAAAAAAGAGCGTCAGCACGATAACCGTGCATAACGCCACATTCAGTAATCCGGGAAGGTTACTTAACATTGCCGCCTCCTCCGCCACGCAGGCGAGATAACAGGCCGGACACCAGTGATGCGATATCCTGTTGGTGGATGAACGAGAGAATCTTCACCGACACCACTGACACCAGTACTGCACACAGTGCGTCGACAGGCGCTCCGTCAAACCCTGTGTGCTTTACCAGCCAGGATGCCAGAACCCCTGCCCCCAGCACGCCGATAATGAACGACACCAGAAAATGCGCCGCCACACGCCAGGCTGAAAGCGCCTGCGGAATTGTTGCCACAAATAACGCCCCGGCGAACGCACCAAACACAATCCCGAAATCCGTTCCGGTAAACAGCCCGAATACCGTCGCCCCACCGAGCGCCGCAGCCGTACCGGAACCGGATAAGGGTTCAGACATACTTTTTTCTCCTGTAAATAAAAAAGGGCCACCAGCGGCCCGTAAAAAACAATACCCCGTCAAAGGCACCCGCAGATGCCTTTTGTGTGGTGTTATTCAGATTTACGCAGTAAAGGCCGGAGCACGACCAGCGCCATCACCACCAGCACACCATCTGCCAGCACCGACATCAGCCGTCCGGTGAAATCCACTGCCACTACCAGAAACAGCAGGATGGCAGCCAGCACAAGGCGCGCACTTTTCACAGGTACTGCTCCAGCGGTAGCTGAAGCGCCTGCGCAATTTTCTTGAGCTGTGCTTCTTCATCCGGACCAATGCCATCCTGGTCAGCGATATCCAGACACAGGCACAGCACATTAACTGCATCATCAGTACCGGCGACATCAGCCAGCTGACGAAGGGCTTCGGCATTGGCTGAACGCGGGGATGCTTCATAACGGGCGCGGATATTGGCGCTCATCTGGGCAATCTCACCGGAGAACGGCGCAAAGGCAGGAAGTGCTGCAATGGTTTTCTCCAGTACTGCGATTTCTTTCGCATCACAGGTGCCGTCAGCGTATGCAATGGAATACGCGCCCCAGACGGTCGCCTCCACTGCGTCGCGGTTCTCCATCTTCTTCACTTCGGTAATGGCCTTGCGGGTTTTCTTTTTGAAAATACCAAACATCGTGACTTTTCCTTTTAGTGGGTGAGCCTGCGCCCGGTGGTGACCAGCCCACAGAGAAAGTCACACTGACCATCCCGTAAGCTCACCCCTGAAAGGCTCTGTGGTTTTTTGATATTCGCCGGGCGTGGCGCGGATATGAAAAAGGCCCGCCGAAGCGAGCCTGGAAAAATAAGCGTGGCGCGTTGTACTGGATTCGAACCAGTGACCGATTGCTTAGAAGGCAATTGCTCTGTCCGGCTGAGCTAACAACGCATAATGCAGATAATAGATTGCCATCGGGGACCCGAGCCCCACACAGCCAGTTTCGAAAGCTGGCACTCTCTGTCGATGAGCTAATGGCGGTATGTGATGGTGGCCCTTGCTGGATTTGAACCAGCGACCTGGCGATTATGAGTCGCTCGCTCTCACCACTGAGCTAAAGGGCCGAGAGCAGAATAATAATGGTGCGTAATTAATTCTGCAATCTCATCCGTTTCAAACGATTAAATCCTGAACTTCCCTGACTGTCTGTTCAAAACGTCCGGTCTCCAGCTCAACACCAATCGCACAACGCCCCAGTGCCATCGCCGCTTTTACCGTTGAACCTGAACCCATAAAAAAATCCGCAACCAAATCACCAGGGTGACTGCTGGCCTCAATTATCTGCCGCAACATATCTGCCGGTTTTTCACAGGGATGTTTGCCCGGATAAAACTGCACGGATTTATGCGTCCAGACATCCGTATACGGAACGGCAGCTGATACGGAAAAATAACGCCGCAAAGATTTATACTCTTCCAGCAGGCTGGCATATTGCCGGTTCAGTTCACTGTATGTGCTGACCAGCTGGTGGTGTGGCTTTTCCAGTTCCCCTCGCTGATGCTTTTCTGCCGCAACACGCGCAAACAACGCCTGCTATTTGTTGTAATCCCCCTCGTTCGGTAATTGCCACTGACTGGTACCAAACCAGTGCGAAGCCATGTTTTTCTTTCCGGTGGCTTCCGCTATCTGTTTTGACGTTATTCCCAGTGATTCACGCGCATCACGAAAGTAAGAAATCAGCGGGGCCATGACGTGCTGTTTTAGCTCACGCCCCTTTGCCTCATAGCCGTCATTTTTGGGCTGGTATGGCCCCTGATAATGTTCTGCAAACAGAATGCGCTCTGTTGCCGGGAAATACGCCCGCAGGCTTTCCTTGTTGCACCCGTTCCAGCGCCCTGACGGCTTCGCCCAGATAATGTGGTTCAGCACATTAAAGCGCTGACGCATCATGATTTCGGTGTCAGATGCCAGGCGATGACCACAGAACAGGTAAAGACTTCCTGCGGGCTTCAGTACCCGCCAGAACTGCGCCAGACACTGATTCAGCCATTTCAGGTAATCATCGTCGCCCTTCCACTGGTTATCCCAGCCCTCGGGCTTCACTTTAAAGTATGGCGGGTCTGTGACTATCAGATCGACAGAATTTTCCGGTAAGGTCTGGATAAATTCCAGACAATCAGCGTTGATTAACTCACAACTGGATATTTTTACAGTATTAGCCATAGATCAATAAGCACTTCTCTGATAGGCTCATACCGCTTTTGCGCAAAGCAGATGGGCCTGAGGTTTGCTTGTGACCACAACGCATGAGCAGATGGCTGGCAGGTGCCGCTAACACCCACCAGCCGCCCATTACCACAAATTAAAAAACCTTCACCGCGGAAGGCGTCTGTAACAACCGAACTGATAATCTGCCAGACCCGCCATAACAAGCTGGGTCAGTATTAACTGGCAGCGTTCGCGTGAAAGGTAAGTATTCTGCGCAATCTCCCCGACGGTCGCCGGTTCGGTGACGCTTAATTCATTAAACACCACTCTGGCGGTTTCGGTCATATCCTGCTGTTTTAGCATGTCTTTTTCCCTTTTCTGGTTAACGTGACATACCAATAACTCTTGTCGAAAAAGCCAGCAAGTTGAAAGGCCAGTATTCGCAACCACCAGCGCATTTAACGTCCTGTGCCGTTTTTCAGGCAATAAAAAACCCGCTCGGTGGCGGGTTGTAAAAATTCTTCTAACGTCAGGCATAAAACGCCCATCGTTAGGGTTAATTTACCACAGATTCGGGAAAAATCAACAACACTATCGCGTTACCCTCTTTAACTGCCGCTCCGCCCATGCCTCTTCAATGTCAAACCGAACCACCAACGTATCGTAAAAGCGTTTCACTGATTTTTTCCATGTATCAAGTGTGATAGCACTCGTCACTTTGCATATGGCATTAAATGCCTCCGTTGATGGCAGTCTTTCATAGCCACGACCGCCACAACGCCGGCAGTCCCTGATAACAGGCATACCCCGTTTTTCTGACTCTTCACGATGAATGGCAACACCACGCCCACGGCAGTCTTTACAGGCAGTGGAGATCTCTCCCTTCCCTTTACATTCAGGACAGGAAACTTTCACCACCTCCCGGATTTTTTTCCATTCTTCCCAATAAGACGGATACACGCCTTTTGTGCACTTTGCCCATACTGGCGGCTTACCATCCGGATACTGAACCTTGTTTGTAAAAACTTCGCTTTCAATAAATTTTTCCCCACGGCAACAAGAACACTGCTTTTTACTCGCTGCACTGCGGGCATAATCCTCAAAAGCATACGAAGCCATAATGCGCATCACTACCGGTTTTATTTCTGCCGGAAGTTTTCTCAACGCCGCCACACGATCGCACCGACTGAGTGCATAATCTGCCAGTAATTCTGTTGCCCGCGCCCTGTCATTCATACTGATGCCCATTTTCCCCAGGAACGCAGAAAACCCCATCTCAGCCCGATTCTGTGTCATGCCCTGCGCAGCCATCACATCAGTGATACTAAGCGCATCTTTTGACGTCGAGGCGGATGCATCAGTCAGGCCAGGCGATTTTGGGGAATAGTATTTCGGTAAATCTTCCAGCTTCATTTTTTGACCTGCCCGTCATGCATTATTTCGTAAATCTTCACGCCCAGCCGACCACCAGGAACGACCTGACCGCGCACAATATTAATTTCATCAAACTGCTCGTCGTCGATAAGCAACCCCGCGTGTGTCAGTGCATCAAGTGGTGCTTTCAGAATATTGTCCAGGTCACGACGGCGCTTATCCGGTGGCTCTGCAATAATCTTTATCGCCAGCCTTCCGGACAGGCTTAATTTCAGCCGCTGCTGGCGAACAATAAGCGCCACATCCCGGCGATAACGCTCACCGGCTTTTGATACAAAATATGTGCTGCCACGACGTCGCCAGTAGGTGTTCACCATTGGCGGGTAAGGCAAAACAAACTCTATACGCATCAGTAACCTCTTTTACCCGAGCACGCCGGTTGCAAAGGCGTAATCAAGAAAACGAAAAGTTAAATCAATCTGGGAACCATGCTTTTCTTCAAATGCCAGCGGATCAGCATGAAGTTCATTGTGATGCTCCCGGCACAGTGGTAGCGTAAAAATATCGTGGGATTTTGTTCCCATTCCGCCCTGACCATGACCAATCAGGTGATGGGGATCGTCGGCTGGCTTACCACAACACGCACACGGCTGTGTCTTCACCCAGCGCGTATATTTCTCATTTACCCAACGGCGACGTTTAGGTCGCCTCATGAAAGATTCCGGAGACTCCGGATCAACGGTGATGCTTACCACCGTCTTTTCCTGTGATGGGTTTTGTTGCTGGTGGGCGTGAGGCAACGGTGCAAGATTTTTTGTGCGCTGTTTCAATATGCTGGTGGCGGTCTGCTCTCCCGGTACGATGTCGCTTTCGCGGTACACCGAGCAGATTTTTTCCGCTGGTAATCCCAGCGAGCGACGTAATACCGCTTCCGGTAGCGCGTCCGCCAGCTGATTGCGGACCGCCCACCAGGATAATTCAGCCAGAGATAATTCACGCTCCTGCGTACCGCTTATTGCGTGACCGATGACGTCAATCATCCATGCTGACAGGTTTTGATGAGCAAGTTGCTCGAGTGATTCGGATGTCTGGTCACGCAGCTGGTTGTCGCAGTGCCAGCACAACACCATTGCGCCGGTACCATATCGGTGAATAACGGTTTCGCTGTGATGATAATCGCCGTGTGGCCACTGGCAGGATTTAATATGGCGCAACAGCCAGTCAGACAATGCACCAGCACCACCAGCAGCACGAATTACCCGTGCGTTACTGAAAAACGGCAGCAATGTTTTGTCTTCCACCAGCGGCTGGCGAGCGGCAGGAACGACCCCGGACGGCAGATTACGCATGCTTTTCGGTTCCGGCTCCACCAGTAACCGGGTATTGTGGAATACCGGCATGGATTCACGGCCCGGCTTAACGATCACCAGCCCGAGTTCCGGTACCAGAACAGGTCGAAGTAATACCCGCACGTTACCTCCAGATGCGTTGCTGGAATGTGTGGGACGGACGCGGTGGGCGTTCGGAGTAAGGCAATCTGACTGAGATTATCCAGTGACGGTAGTCGAGGCTAAGGGCTTTTTTAACCTCGTATCCGCGCCTGCGGTAACACTGAATTATCCATTCAGCCTGCTCTTCAGTGCATGGTGGATGCTGGAACCAGTCCGATTTGAATGCATGAAAACGCCGTCCGCACCTGCTGGCAAAGACGGCAGAATCATCAGAATTGTGTAATTTGGTATCGTGCGCCATCGGTTGTCTCTGCTGGCGCAGCAGGTGCCAGTTGTTCAGGCTGGCGTATAAAGTATAAATAAACTGGTTCCAGTGTAAAGCCCCTACATTAATGGAATAAAAGTCAAACAACAGATTGTTGGGATAAACACAACGCTTATTATTAAAAGCGATTAGATAAATTAAATTTTAATGTTATGCAATTTTACCAGATCACCATAACATCTCGTTTGAAACCACCGAAACAACAACCATATCAATATTGATTATGTTAAAGTGAGTAAATATGGAAAACAACAAATCTGCACATTACGCTCCTTTCTTATCTGTGATACTTTTTGTTTTATGCTGTGTGTGGGCATTATTTTTATAAAAATATTTACAGATAAAATAAACCCGCCGAAGCGGGTTAAGTGCAGGTGCATTGAGGATGCCTGACACATCAGAGGTGGCGAGGGATTTCTCCCTCGCCTGGTCTCTTACTCCTCAGGTTCGTAAGCTGTGAAGACAGCGACCTCCGTCTGGCCGGTTCGGATTCGTACCTCGCAGAGGTCTTTCCTCGTTACCAGTGCCGTCACTATGACGGTTAAACAGATGACGATCAGGGCGATTAACATCGCCTTTTGCTGCTTCATAGCCTGCTTCTCCTTGCCTTTCGGCACGTAAGAGGCTAACCTAGATTTGCCGTTCATAGATTGAGCCTCAGATTAATGTTAAACGTCTTGCAGGACGCGTAATGTTAACTGGGGCTTTTCTCTATCTGCCTTTGGTGTTCATGCCTGAGGCAGATAGCCTCAAGCACCCGCAGCAATTCTACTTAACTCCCGTCACCTCGCCAATATAAAATCAATCAGAAAGGCGATCCGTAAGAACAACAGCAAGACAATAAATTGCCATTACAGCCGCAATAGCTAGCGCACATTTGAGAACCAGCACGACAACCTCCTGTATTGGACGTACACCAGTCCTGATAAATATGAGGCTGTCTCATCATTGATTCAATATAACTATTGGGTATAGTTTCTGTGATTTTGTTCTGTAGAAATGGAACACAACAACCAGTCACCACCAGCACTTCTTTAAATACGCCAAGTCCGACGCAAGCTAACCTTCTAGTCCGCTTTGGGCGAAGACCGGACGTTCGATAGGTGTGAACTAGTAACTTTAAAAACATTTAATTACCAGTAAAAAAACAAGAATATACTATCACTTTTCCAATTTTTAATTACCCTTATCAATTTTAAGAAATACATTTCCAATCTCATCAGAATAATCCTGTATTATTTTTGAAATGACGGCATGATCAATGGTTGGTTTTAAAAATAAAAGTGTCACAGTAATCTGCATCAAACTAATAGCAGTAGCATGGGCTGGATCAGCCATTCCTGAATCACTTTGCCCGACCAATAATATATCATCACCAGTTTCACAGAGACCAAGCCTATTTCTCATTGCCTTGGAACCGGTGTGTACATTCTGACTCGCCCACTTATAATAAGGGCGCATGTGTTCTAACTGAACATCTTTCTCAATAGCTCCAAACCCCACTTTATTATGGTTAGGGAAAATATAAGATGCCCAGCCATAATTATCTGCATATTTTTTGCCATATTTTTTTATTAATAGATCAAATTGAACTTTACACTCAGCTATTTCTTCAATAGTTGGACCTTTTGCTTCTAACCGGTGCTCGTACTTTTTGTGTTCCAACATTCCAGTATATGAATCAACCACTTCATGGTAGTAAAAGCGCTCAGCACACTCTTTTCCATGCTTTGCTATAAACATAGCTGTGGCCGCTACCTCATGAAGTGCTCGCCATCTCGCTTGGGCAGCATCTGCAAATCCATTCTTTAAGAGACACAAAATTTCGTTGGCGATGTGGCAAGCTCTTGCGTGATGCCGAACGACTAAATCAAAAACCACATCCTCTTCAGAGGCAGCTTGTGGTCTATAAGAACGATTGAACTCTTCACCGGACTCCGTGCATATCACTATAAGTGTTTCGAGCAAATCAAAAGCCTCTGCCCATCTTGAAATATTTCTCTCAACAAATTCATCACAAAGAGAACGATGTTCTCTAAGCATTGCATTGGCCGAGCCAATAAGAGATTTTTTAACGACAATGGCTATTTTGGGAATTAGGTTATTAATTTCTTTTTCGATATCAGCGTCACCAGATAAATCAAGTCTCTCTTTTAAAAGGCTGTCTATGTGCTCAAGCAAAATATTATGAAAAGTATCCATGTCATATCTCAATAAGTTTTAAATCCATGTGGCACACCCATAATATAAAAATAAACAGCATGCCAGTCTAAGTCTGGCTATTTGTATATCATATCACCTGAAACATTGACAGATGTAACCCACCAAAATATTATCAATGACCACTCTTGGCACAAAGCGAACAACCACGCTAGCTCTACCTTGTGCCATGAAAATGTCAATGCATATCTGAACTAATGCCCTTTAATCTAGTAACGTCTAAAATACCTAACATTTCCCTGATAAAATGCCAGAATGCGCTGCATAACTTCGCTCTTCCGGCACTCGCGACAGATTATGTTTAGACAACTATCGTAGCGACGTATTTCTCCGTCAGGTAATGACCAGATAAGGTCCGGATCAACCGCAGATGGTTTCTTCAGCTTTGCCCTTGAGAGCTTTATACGGGCATTTTGCCAGTCCTTACGCGCCTGTTCAGACGGGAATAACCCGTAACCAGAGTTGTATACATCGCCACTGGCAACCAGCTCTCTGGCCAGAACACTCATCAGATATCTTGTTGCCCCAGTTTTAGTTTCCAGTTGTCGTAACGTCTCGCGCCCACTCTGGCGTACGAGTTCAACAACCTGCCCTTTAATTTTTTCCCGCTCTTCTTGTGTAAAAACTTTTGCCACAAGTCCTCCTGAAAATTACCTCATGACCAGAAATTAACACTTACCCCCTGAAGCCCGGCGGAATTTCGTTATCCGGTTCAGAAATATGATTCACACAACGCTGGTTGTTCGTGCCGCTTACCGGGAGCAACCAGGGGTTCTCAAAATTCCGGTCCGGTCCAAAAAACGTCGTCGCTCGCTGAACAAATTCCGTTCCCGTTTTCCCGGTAGCCGCCAAGTATCTTGCGTAACGCCTCACGCCATCCAGCATGGCCTCTGGTGGCACCCCCTCGCGTAATCTGGCCTTCCAGGCACTGAAAGCGGATTTCTTCGGGTTTGCTCCGGCACGCAACGGGTACTCCCGCCAGACCTGTTCGAATACATCCGGATAATCCACTCGTCCCACAGACAGCCCGGTGTTTTCCGGGACTACCCGATCGGCTTCCCGCTGAATGGCGGAATCGGCTTCAGGCTGCTGCAGTTGGTGTGATTGCTCCGGCCTTGGGGTCATCACCTGCTGCACAGCGCCCGAATCGGCTTTCAGCGCATACGCTGAATCGGCTTCCGGTGTCGTGCCTGCTGGCTGACCAGGATTGACGGTCTGAACATCCCCTGCCTGGTTCGTGGCGTTTTTTACGCCATGGACCATAGTGTTTTGATCTTCTTGATCTGTATCTTTATCTGTATCTTTATCTGTCGTGACTCGTCGTGACATGTGCGTGACATTTCGTGACGCGCCGTGACAATCGCCATTTTGTTCCCGCTTTCTTTCCCTCTCTCGCTGCGCCCTCTTGCGCTCTGCCGGAGATTTTGCGGTTTGCGAAATATTGCCGTTGTCCTCTTTAAGCACCTGGCGTTTTTCCCATCCAGTGATTAAATCACCATCAAGTACCCGCCCCTGCATCGTCTGCAAAATTGAATCAATTACCTCTTCTGTCACGTCGAGCGCACTTGCTAAATCTTCTGTCGTGACATCAATGTGACCTCGCGTGACATTTCGTGACGCGCTCACCAGGAGGTGGATATACACTGCCATCACTGTTGCAATTGGCTGCCCTGACACCCTGGCAATTGTTCGCCACTTAGGGTCATTTGGCATGTCATGCCATAATCTGAGCCAAGCGTTAGCCATACTCACCTCTTCTGATACCGAATCTTTTTACTCACGAGTTGCCGGAAGCGATTCGATATGGCTATTGTCAGTCAATGTACTGCCACAGCATTTCCTGCCGGGCCACCACGGTTCATCTGATTGAAACCGGCGATTGCCACTGCGACAAAATCATCAGCGTCTCTCACCAGTCGCTCCCGCGTCTCCACCAGCTCCCGAAAATAAGCTGAACTGTGGCTGCGCATTCTGGCCACCAGCAAAGGTGGCATTGCCTTTTCGATCGCTGGTAACAACGCCTGAATTTTTTCAACTGCATCAGGGGTGTCTTTCTCTACCCAGCGGTAAATTTTCTGGGTATTGCGAGCCAGGGCTTCCGGATGGCTGTCGTCATACAGTTCTGGGAACGTCATACCCAGTTCAAAATAAGCCCTGGTTATTTCAGCTGCCGGAACTTTTTCACCGTCCGGATGCGCCCAGGCATTCATCGCCATGCGGATGTGTTCATGCTTGATTTTCATGAATCAAGCTCCTAGAAAGTGGTTGTGTTAACGTTTTGGTATCTTCCAGCTCGGGCCAAATATTCATCCAATCAAAAGGCCTTAGTTGCTGACGTGTAACTTCACCATTACTGGCTCGCTCAATAAGGACACATAACGATGCCCCTAACACTTGACCTTTACTCAATGCCTTTCTTAGATAACCGATGCTGGTACCACACTCGCATGCAAACATACGCTGTTCATCTGACGAAAGAGAATTGAGAAATATTCTTAATTCTTCCATAGCTACTCCTTAGTAAACACAGCAAAGAATACCTACAGGTAAACAAAAGTCAATACCCACAGGTTGTTTACCTTGCAGTAATCGCATCTATTATTTACCTATGGACAAATATGAATTTAGACGACAGCAACTCATCAAAATTCGTGATGAGAAATGCGATGGTAAAGCGGTTAACGTGGCCAGAAAGATCGGGCGCGAGCCTTCTTATGTATCAAGAATGTTGTACCCAGAGGGGAAAAAGGGAAAAAAACGGATCGCTGATGATATGGTGGAGATTATCGAAGAGTCCTTTGGGTTACCCCGGGGATGGATGGATGGTATCGTTTCATCATCAACGAACACAGCCTCCAGTTATGAAACAAGGGTTCTAACGCCACGACAACGTATTTTTTTAGATCTCTTAGACGAACTGCCAGAAAGTGAAGCGGATAACTTATTAAAAACTCTTGAAGAGAAAAAACAGTATTACAATATGATCTACGAAGAAATCCGTAAAAAGAAAGCACAAAACGCATCATAGCTCACCAAACAACTAGTCACCAGTTAAGACACCGCAAAAATTTACCCATGGGTATTTACTTTTTAAATACCTATGGGTATCCTTCTTTTCATACCAACTCACCCCGCTCCACAGAATGCAGGGCAATACTTCGAGTTACCAGGCAGTGGTCAGGGGTTAAGTAGCCAGCCCGAGGCGTAAGAACATGACGGCAGGGTTCAACTTTAATAACTATGCAGCAGGTTTTTGTTCCGCTACCCCGGCGTTAAGGGGAAATGAGGTCAGCATGGATACTATCGATCTTGGTAACAACGAAGCTCTGGTGTACGGCGTGTTTCCAAACCAGGACGGCACGTTCACCGCAATGACGTATACCAAAAGCAAAACGTTTAAAACCGAAAATGGTGCCCGTCGCTGGCTGGAAAGAAACTCAGGTGAGTGATATGGATTTCGACACAATCATGGAAAAGGCTTACGAAGAATACTTCGAAGGCCTTGCCGAAGGCGAAGAAGCTCTCAGCTTCAGTGAGTTTAAACAGGCACTCAGAATAAGAATGTGCTCTCACAATGACGCGGAGCACAAATATGAGAAGCAAAATCAGACCGCAGAAAATTTTGTTCTGGAACCCGGAGAAACGCTTTTCAAAATTCCCGTTACGTGCCCCATTTGCGGTTTTACATCAGAAGAACTTGACGACTCCTGTAACAATCAGGAAACAACCAAGTATGTCGAAGATGATACCGAGTGCGCACGAAGAACGATTATATCCACGAGTCCAAACTCCAGGACCAATAAATCTCACTTTGAGAGGGTGATTAATCCACTCCCCCAAACCAATAAAAAAGATGCCGGAGGACAAAAAACCCAATGGAACAACGGGATATCTGTCAAAAAAAGACGTTCCATTAAAGACAAACAACGCAGCGCCAACAACTGTAAGCGCTTTATACCAGTAATCAATTTTCATGTTCTTAAGCGGATTTATTGGTGGTTGCGACATTGCGTAATGAATCCTTAAAACTGTGGTGATTTTAAGGATACCACCTCGCCTGACGTGGTTAAAAGCAGGCACACAACACGAAAGCGCACGGCGAAGTTCGTCTCACTGTACGGTGTCGTTAAATTTAATTCGACCGTGCGCTTCCGGTTGTGGCAACCCGCGAAATGGCGCGGCGGTAAGTATGGCGGGGTTATTCCTTCCCCCGTTGAGGACACCGGGTTGTCAGGTTGACCATACGCTTAAGTGACAACCCCGCTGCAACGCCCTCTGTTATCAATTTTCTGGTGACGTTTGGCGGTATCAGTTTTACTCCGTGACTGCTCTGCCGCCCTTTTTAAAGTGAATTTTGTGATGCGGTGAATGCGGCTGAGCGCACGCGGAACAGTTAAAACCAAAAACAGTGTTATGGGTGGATTCTCTGTATCCGGCGTTAATTGTTAACTGGTTAACGTCACCTGGAAGCACCAGGCACCGCATCACAAAATTCATTGTTGAGGACGCGATAATGGAAACGTTATTACCAAACGTTAATACGTCTGAAGGTTGTTTTGAAATTGGTGTCACTATCAGTAACCCTGTATTTACTGAAGATGCCATTAACAAGAGAAAACACGAACGGGAGCTATTAAATAAAATATGCATTCTTTCAATGTTGGCCCGTTTACGTCCGATACAAAAAGGATGCTGGCAATGAATACAGCATTTGCACTTGTTCTGACAGTTTTTCTTGTTTCCGGAGAGCCAGTTGATATTGCAGTCAGTGTTCACAGGACAATGCAGGAGTGTGTGACTGCAGCAACCGAACAGAAAATTCCCGGTAACTGTTACCCGGTCGATAAAGTTATTCACCAGGATAATAACGAAATCCCGGCAGGTCTTTAAAACAGTTCCGTAATAAACATCCGATTTCATTCTTATATGCCAGCAATGGCAGGGATTTGTTCACCCTTAAATCTGTAATGAGGTAAAACAAAATGAGTAAAGTCTTTATTTGCGCCGCCATTCCGGACGAACAGGCAATAAAGGAAGAAGGTGCCGTCGCTGTAGCCACTGCCATTGAAGCCGGTGATGAACGTCGCGCCCGCGCAAAATTTCACTGGCAATTCCTGGAACATTATCCGGCTGCTCAGGACTGCGCTTATAAATTTCTTGTTTGCGAGGATAAACCCGGTATACCCCGCCCTGCCCTCGATTCCTGGGATGCTGAATATATGCAGGAAAACCGCTGGGATGAGGCGTCTGCTTCCTTTGTCCCGGTCGAGACTGAATCCGATCCGATGAACGTCACTTTTGACAACCTAGCCCCTGAAGTACAGAACGCTGTCATGGTTAAGTTCCACACATGTGAAAACATCACTGTTGATATGGTGATTAGCGCACAGGAATTGTTGCAGGAAGACATGGCAACATTCGACGGCCATATCGTTGAAGCGTTGATGAAAATGCCAGAAGTTAACGCTATGTATCCGGAGCTTAAGCTGCATGCCATCGGGTGGGTTAAGCATAAATGTAAGCCAAGTGCCAAATGGCCCGAAATTCAGGCAGAGATGCGCATCTGGAAAAAACGTCGCGAAGGTGAACGCAAGGAAGCCGGAAAATACACGTCTGTTGTTGATCTCGCCCGCGCCAGAGCCAATCAACAGCACACTGAAAATTCAACAGGAAAAATCAACCCGGTCATTGCTGCCATTCATCGCGAATACAAGCAGACATGGAAAACACTGGATGACGAACTGGCCTACGCTCTCTGGCCTGGTGATGTAGATGCCGGAAACATTGACGGCAGCATCCATCGCTGGGCAAAAAATGAAGTTATCGACAACGACCGCGAAGACTGGAAGCGTATCTCGGCATCAATGCGCAAACAGCCTGATGCCCTTCGCTACGACCGCCAGACTATTTTTGGCCTTGTCCGTGAACGTCCGATCGACATTCACAAAGACCCTGTGGCACTGAACAAATACATTACTGAATACCTGACTACAAAGGGCGTGTTTGAAGATGAAGGAACAAATCAGAGCGCAACTGATACTCTCTCGTCGCCAGTACCAGAAACTGATGCAGTGGAAACGGCAATTCCAGACAACGAAAAAACCGAATGCAAAGTGGAAGTCGAACCATCTGTAGAACGTGAGGGGCCGTTCTACTTCCTCTTCACCGACAAGGATGGCGAAAAATACGGTCGCGCAAACAAACTTTCTGGTCTGGATAAGGCGCTGTCTGCTGGGGCTACTGAAATCACGAAAGAAGAATATTTCGCCCGCAAAAACGGTACATACTCAGGTTCACAACAAAATACTGGTGCATCTGACACGACCGCACAACCAGGGTCAGTAAAAGTTACCGCTGACGAAGTAAACAAAATTATGCAGGCAGCCAATATCAGCCAGCCTGACGCCGATGAACTGCTTGCAGTATCACGTGGTGAATTTGTTGAAGGGATTAGCGACCCGAATGATCCGAAATGGGTTAAGGGGATCCAGACCCGCGATTCTGTGAACCAGAACCAGCAAGAAACGGAACAGAACGACCAGAAAGCGGAACAAAACAGCCCAAATACGCAACAAAACGAGCCAGAAACGAAACAACCTGAACCAGTAGTGCAACAGGAACCGGAAAAGATCTGCACCGCCTGCGGTCATAGCGGTGGCGGCAACTGCCCTGATTGTGGTGCGGTGATGGGTGACGCAACATACCAGGAAATATTCGATGGAGAGAATCAGCCTGAAGTTCAGGAAAATGATCCGGAGGAAATGGAAGGCACTGCGCATCAGCACAAGGAGAACACTGGCGGCAATCAGCATCATGCCAGCGATAGTGAAACTGGCGAGACGTCAGATCCCTTAATTAAGGCGAACGGTCATCATAATCTCACATCCACCAGCAGAGCGGGGATTCATCTGATGATCGACCTTGAAACCATGGGAAAAAATCCCGATGCCCCGATTATCTCAATAGGTGCAATATTTTTCGATCCGCAAACCGGAGATATGGGACCGGAATTTAGTAAGACTATCGATCTGGAAACTGCTGGCGGAGTCATTGATCGGGACACCATTAAATGGTGGCTTAAGCAATCACGCGAAGCGCAATCTGCCATTATGACCGATGAAATCCCGTTAGATGATGCACTGTTACAATTGCGGGAATTTATCGACG